CGTCAGCACGCCGCGAAGCCGGGATGCTGGTGCACGTCGCTGACACCGGACTGCTCTGGCAGCTCGGTGCCGACCTCACGACCTGGTCGGCGTTCGCGACGAGCGGTGCGACCGGGCCGACGGGTCCGCAGGGATCAACAGGCGGCGTTGGCGCCACAGGCAGCACTGGCAGCACAGGGCCAACAGGCGCCGCCGGCGAGTCGATAACCGGCCCCGCCGGTGCGGCTGGCAGTGCAGGTGCGACCGGGCCGACCGGCAGCCAAGGTGCAGTTGGTGACGTCGGAGCAACCGGCCCCACCGGCGCCCAAGGCGTGCAAGGCAGCCAAGGCGTGACCGGGCCGACAGGCGCCGCCGGAACACAAGGCGACGTCGGCAGCACTGGTCCCACGGGCGAGCAAGGCGACGTTGGCGCGACCGGGGCCACTGGCAGCACCGGACCACAGGGCAGCGTCGGTGATGCCGGCGCAACAGGGCCGACGGGCAGCACGGGACCACAAGGTGCTGTGGGTGATATCGGCGCGACAGGAAGCACTGGACCAACAGGGCCAACCGGGTCCGTCGGTGCTGCTGGCGACGTTGGCAGCACAGGACCAACTGGTCCGACAGGCGCCGCTGGAGAGCAAGGCCAGCAGGGCGTAACCGGGCCGACCGGGGCGACAGGCTCACAAGGCGACGTCGGAGCAACAGGCCCGACCGGCGAGCAAGGCGAAGTCGGATCGACAGGACCGACCGGCGCTACAGGCCCGCAAGGCATCGAAGGCGTGACCGGGCCTACTGGTGCCGTTGGTGGCGAGGGCGCGACAGGGCCAACCGGCAGCACGGGTGCGCAAGGTTCCGTCGGCGATGTCGGGGCAACTGGCAGCACAGGGCCGACCGGATCTGTCGGCGCTACGGGCGACGTGGGCAGCACTGGTCCAACTGGACCAACGGGCGTTACCGGCGCCGCTGGTGATCAAGGCCAGCAAGGTGTGACCGGGCCGACTGGTGCGACTGGAAGCACTGGCGGCCAAGGCGTGCAAGGCGACGTCGGCGCGACAGGCCCGACGGGAGTCACCGGCGCGACAGGGCCAACGGGTAGCACCGGGGCGGTCGGTGCACAGGGCGATCAAGGCGACGTGGGAGCAACCGGCCCGACAGGGGCTACCGGTGCAACCGGCGCTGTGGGTGCAGCTGGTGCACAGGGCGACGTTGGCAGCACCGGCCCGACGGGGCCAACCGGCGCACAAGGCGACCAAGGCGTAACCGGACCGACTGGCAGCACGGGTGCGGTCGGCGGCCAGGGCGTGCAAGGTGACGCTGGCGCAACAGGGCCGACGGGTTCCACGGGTGCGGTTGGTGCGGCTGGCGCGCAAGGCGATGTCGGCGCCACAGGCCCGACCGGCCCTACTGGGTCAACGGGCAGCCAAGGCGGCCAGGGTGTCACGGGTGCTATCGGGCCGACCGGCGCTACCGGCCCTGCCGGCGTCGGTTTCACCGATGGCGACAAGGGCGATATCACGATCTCGAGCACCGGCACGGTGCTGACGATCGACAACGACGCGGTGACCTACGCCAAACTACAAAACGTCAGCGCCACCGACCGCCTGCTCGGCCGCTCATCAGCGGGGTCTGGCGACGTGGAGGAGATCGTCTGTACAAGTTTCGGGCGGGCGTTACTCGACGACAATTCGCACGCTGCTCAACTCACGACGCTCGGCGCGGCACCGCTTGCTTCGCCTACGTTCACTGGCACCGTCACTGTGCCGGGCTTGACTGCGACGGCTGCAATCCTCGCGGACGATCTGAGCACCACCAACAGCGTCGTGTATTCATTCGACGGCGACCCAAATACGGGCATTGGACGAGGCGGCGCAGACATCGTGACCGTGGTGACGGCTGGGGTGGAGCGCGTGCGTGTTGGCAGTGGCGGCGGCGTGGGCATTGGGACGACAACCACAACCGATGCACTCAATGTCGTCGGCATCACATCGCACTATCAATCGTCTAATGGCACGCCAGCGTTGGGAAGCAAGGAATACTATTCGGCGTGCTTTGAGAACTTTTCCGCCGGGTACGGTCTGGCACTGGGTGGTGTGCAGGGCGGAAACGGTGCCGCGTACCTACAGGTGCAGAGTTTCTCGTCGGCCGTCGCCTATCCGATGTACCTACAAGCGCTCGGCGGCGAGGTGCTGATCGGCACCACTACCGACAACGGTGCGTACCTGCTGCAAGTCAACTCGCAGATCTACGCCACCAACGCAACGATCGCCACGTCGGACGCACGTTTCAAAACGAACGTCGAATCACTGACCGACGCCACCGCAGTCATCGAAGCACTGCGTCCCGTCGCCTTCAATTTCCTGCCGCACGCCGAGCGGAACTTCGCCACCGAGCGGCAGGTCGGACTGATCGCACAGGAGGCGCAGGCGGCGCTTGCTGGTTGCGACTACGCCGCAAGCGTGGTGGCACAGTGCGGCGACCATCTGGGATTGGCTTACGAGAAACTGGTGCCAGTGCTGATCAAGGCATTGCAGGAAAGCAACGCACGCATCGCAGCATTAGAGGAGAGGATCAATGCCTGACATTCCCACGCTCTACGCAGCCGAGCCGCTGGCGATATCAGCGACGTACGGAAAACTCTGGCTGCGAGAGGTCGTCATCAGTGCCCCAGTCGTCGGCGGCGAGGCCGAGGCCCGCGTGATGCTGACGCGGTTTCGTACCACTGACACGGGCGTGGAGGAGGCACCCGCCGAGCCGCTGCGGCTGCACCTCAAGGACTTGATCGCAGGAGCGGACGCCGACGCGGACCTCGCGGCGGCGCTCACGGCGATCATGGCGTACGTCGCGAAAGCGGGCGTCGAGCAGGGCGTGATCGCGCCTCCACAACCCTAACCGCACCCCCTCCGCTGCCGGCGCTGGCCGGCGGATAGTGTCACCATGCCGTTCTACTCCTTACCGTCCGGTGGATCGCCCGTCCTTGCAGGCGTCACTGCGCCCACTGGCGGCGTCGGCAACGTCGGTGACCTGTTCATCGACAAGGCCGCCAAGCTGCTCTATGGCCCGAAGGAGGCCGGCGGTTGGCCGACAGGGCCGATCGATTTGTCGAACGGTCCGACAGGCGCCACGGGCGTGACGGGACCGACTGGCCCGACCGGGGCCGCCTCGACGGTGACTGGTCCAACAGGCGTCACAGGCCCAACCGGCCCAACAGGCGCCGCGTCCACGGTCACAGGTCCAACTGGCAGCACAGGCCCGACCGGCGTGACAGGCCCGACCGGCGTAACCGGGTCAACGGGTGCCGCCTCGACGGTTACCGGCCCAACCGGCAGCACTGGTCCGGCTGGGTCTGTCGGAGCAACAGGCAGCACGGGCGCGACCGGGCCTGGGGCGACTGGCCCGACAGGCCCAACCGGCGTGGACGGCCCGACAGGGCCATCGGGCGGCCCAACAGGGCCAACGGGCGAAGCCTCGACCGGGCCGACAGGACCGTCCGGCGGTCCGACCGGCGCAACAGGCCCCACCGGCCCGTCTGCGATTGGATTGATACTCGCCCTGTCATAGGTGACACATGGCCGCGCCCAACATCGTCGGACCGTCAAGCATCCTTGGAAAAACCGCCGTTCTGTCGTCCGTGACGGGCGCTACAGGGACGGTCCTGCTCAACAACGCCGCCAGCAGCGGCAAGGTGCTACAGGTCACCGCGCTCTACGTCAGCAACGTCGACGGTACCAACAACTGCGACGTCACAGTCAAGGTGCACGACCAGGACGACGGCGGCGGCACCGGGCGTGCCCTGTGCTCGACGGTCACGGTGCCCGCGGACGCCACGCTGATGGTCGTGACGAAAGACAGCACGCTGTGGCTGGAGGAGGATCGGTCGATCGTGGTCACGCCGTCGGCGTCGAACGACCTCGAGTTCGTGTGCAGCTACCTGGAGATCTCGTGACGCTATGGGGCGACTTCCAGGCGGCTACATCGGGATCGGTCCTGCGTCTCCCACGACAAATAGCGCCGTGGGGATATGGCCGCTGCACCTGCAGTATTACTACAAGCGCAACGGATTGTGGCCCATTACAGGCGACCAGAACTTTGCCGACGTGTCGCTGCTGATGCACATGAACGGCACAAATGCCAGCACGACATTCACCGATTCATCGAGTAACGCATTCACGGCCACGGCCTACGGCAACGCGCAGATCAGCACCGCCGAAAGCAAGTTCGGCAACGCCAGTGGAAAGTTTGACGGCAGCGGCGACTACGTGCAGATCACGTCGGCCACCGCGCTAGAGCTAGGTGCTGGTGACTTCACCATCGAGCTTTTCTATTACCACGACGGTGGCAATCAGCAGTACGCGGGCCTGGTAGGAAAAGGCGCCGTCAGTAGCACCGCGAGCGATGCGTGGACGCTGGAATTTGGCGGCAGCGGATTGATTTTTGTGCCGTGGGCGCAAAGCACACAAACCGTGACGTGCGTGGAACCATCGCAGGATGTATGGCACCACGTCGCCGTAACGCGGAGCGGATCGACGTTGCGTCTGTTCGTTGACGGCGTGCAAGAGTCGTCGAATACGGTTTCGTTCACTGTCGCCACTAACAACAGCGGCCCGGTCGTGATCGGTGGCGGTGCGTACGCACCCACCACCAGGTCGTTCAGCGGCTACATCGACGAGCTGCGGATCACGAAGGGTGTCGCACGGTACACGGCCAACTTCACGGCACCGACCGCGCCATTCCCCGACGCATGATCCTCGTCACCGGCGGTGCCGGGTTCATCGGCAGCCACATCGTCGAGCAGCTGCTTGAGGCCGGCCACCGGGTCGCGGTGCTCGACGACCTGTCCACCGGCCAGGCCGCAAACCTGCCGCGCGGCGTGCCGGTGCACGTGGTGGACGTGCGTGACGCGGCGGCCGTGCTGCGCGTGTTCGGTGAGCTGCGACCGACGGCCGTCTGCCACCAGGCCGCGCAGATATCCGTCAGCCGCTCGGTGCGGGACGTGGCGATCGACACCCAGGTCAACGTCCTGGGCACGATCAACGTGCTGGACGCCGCGGTGCGGCACGACTGCCGGCGGATCGTCCTGGCGTCGAGCGGTGGCGTGGTCTACGGCAACGTGACACAGCCGGCGGTCGAGGCGGCCGTCCGCGAGCCGGTCAGCCCGTACGGCATCGCCAAGCTCACCGGCGAGCGCTACCTGCAGTGGTACACCCACTACTACCACCTACAGGCCGTCGCGCTCCGCTACGCCAACGTCTACGGCCCGCGGCAAAGCCCGCACGGCGAGGCCGGCGTCGTCGCGATCTTCTGTGGCCGGCTGCTCGCCGGCGAGCCGGCGCTTATCCACGGCACCGGCGGCCAGGTTCGCGACTACGTGCACGTCCGCGACGTGGCCCGCGCCAACGTGCTGGCGCTGACGGCAGACCTGCCGTACGGCACCGCCTACCCGGTCAACGTCGGCACCGGCGTCGGCACCAGCGTGGTGCAGCTCGAGCAGCTTGTCCGATGCCACCTAGAAGCCGTCACGGGCCGGCAGCTGCCGCCACCAGCCATCGGCAAGCCACGGCCGGGAGACCTCGCCAGCAGCCTCGTGGACGCGTCCTACGCTTACGACCTCCTCGGATGGCGGCCGACCGTCGACCTGCCGGCCGGGATACGCGAAACCGCCAGGTATCTCGCGCAAACCTGACCCCCTCCGCGGCCTCCGCCCGGGTGGTCACGATTGCGGCATGGTCGACCACCTCGCGGGCCTTGTGCACCACGCGTACTACTGCGGCGAGATCGCCGCCGGCCGGCGTGCGGCCGAGCGCCTGCTGGCCGTGCCCGGGCTGCCGTTGGACGTCGAGCAGCTCGCCCGTGCGAACCGCGCGTGGTACACGCCGCTGGTGTCCGAGTTGGTGCCGGCGGCGCGGCAGGTGCGGATCGACGTGACGCCGGCGAACGAGGGCTGGTCCACGTTCAATCCCACACTCGCGGTCGTGGCCGGCGACCTGATCGGCATCGTGCGGTCGAGCAACTACGCGATCACCAACCACCAGTACGTGATGCCGGAAGCGGACGGCGGCGTGATTCGCACCGACAACATCTTGGTCAGGTTCGCCCCAGACCTGTCGGTTGTCAGCCAGCGGCTGTTGGTCGCACCGGACTATCCGAAGTCGGGCTACCCGGTCGACGGCCTCGAGGACTGCCGGCTGCGGTACACCGCCGACGGCCTGGGCGTGTCGGCCACCGTTCGTAATGCGGCACCCTGGACGGACGGACGCTGCCGGATCGCCACGGCGGACCTCGACCTGCGGTCCGCCACGCTCACGAACCTCCGCGTACTCGACAGCATCTCGACGCAGGAGCATGAAAAAAACTGGATGCCACTCATGGGATCGCCGGGCGGCTGGCTGTACGCGTGCCACCACGACGGCCACCTGGTCACCGTGGACTCTAACCCTGACGTGCCCGGCGGCTACCTGCTGTCGCGTCGCGCCGCCACCACGCCGCTCGGCCGGCGTTTCCGCGGCGGGTCGCAGCTCGTGCCGTTCGACGGCGGCTGGCTCGGCGTGGTGCACGAGGTGTGCTACGTCGGATCGCAGCGGGTCTACGAACACCGGCTGATATTCCTGGACGAGTCGCTGCGTCTGGCCAAGGTCTCGCCGTGGTTCTCGTTCCACACGCCGCGCGTGATCGAGTTCGCGGCGGGGATCGCGTTGACTGGTGACACCTGCGTCATTTCGTACGGCCTGCACGACGCCGAGGCGTGGCTGTGCGAGCTGCCGGTGGCCGCCTGTCGGGAGCTGCTCGATGCCACCCTCTAGAGAGCAGGTGCTGGCGGCGCTCGTGGACGTTTGGCGCCACGACGATTGGTTTCGGCTGACCGACGACGTGGCCGGCCACTACCTGAACAAGGCCGCCTTGTGCGCCGAGGTAATGCCGCAGACGGTGCTCGAGATCGGCACGCGGTGCGGGTACTCGCTCGCGGCGTTTGCCGTGGCGGCGCCCATGGCGCGGTACCTGTGCATCGACGGTGGCCTCGACGACGACTCGCCGGCCTGCCTGAAGCACTGGCACACCGTGCGAGCACGCCGCGGCATCGACGCACAGCTCGTGGTCGTGGACACACAGCACGTAAGCGAGCTTCCGCCGGCGGATTTCGCGCACGTTGACGGCGATCACTCGTACGCCGGCGCGCTACGGGATCTGCGGCTGGTGGCGGGCTGCCCGACCATTCTGGCCGACGACGTCTGCAATCCGCACGTCCGGCGGGCTGTGCTGGAGTTTTGCGCGCAGCACAACCGACCCGCCAGGTGGATCGACGACGGACTCCGGCAGTGCGCGGTGATCACATGAAGATCGGCATCTACGCGCTCGCGAAAAACGAAGAGTCGCACGCGCTCGACTGGGCGGATTCGACCGACGGCGCCGATGTGGTCGTCGTCACCGATACCGGGTCGACCGACACGACGCCGCAGCGGCTGCGGTCGGCCGGCGTCACGGTGATGACTGGCAACGTCATCCCATGGCGGTGGGACGACGCGCACAACCTGTCGCTCTACCACCTGCCTGATGAAGTGGACGTGTGCGTCCGCCTGGACCTCGACGAACGCCTACAGCCCGGGTGGCGGGAGGCGATCGAGCGGGCCTGGACGGGCAACGTCAACAACCTGCGCTACCGCTACGTGTGGTCGTGGCGTTCGCCCGGAGTGCCCGGGCTGGTCTTTCTGTCCGACCGCGTGCACGCCCGCCGTGGGTTCCGCTGGTCGGCACCCACGCACGAGGGCCTCGTGTGCTGGTCGGGCGAGAAGGTGCAGGCCGTGGCCGACGGCCTGGAGATCCACCACCACCGCACGCCC